GTCGTCGTGATTTCTCTCCGTGCATGCGCTGTGTCACGTGACCATCCCGGAGGTTTACGCTGCGTAAGCAATGCGGCGACTGCCGGCGCGAGTTCGACGCCAGGGGCGCATCGCACCGGTACTGCTCCGCGCGCTGCCGTCAGCGCGCGCACCGGAAGCCGAAGGGTGAGCCCGAGCACGCGCCGGTTACGCCGCCGGGCCTCCTGCTGACGGCGGCGACGCTGGCCGAGCTGGAGCGCGCGGGCCGGGCTGACTCGCCGAGCGGCGTTGCCGCGCTTACCCTGGCGGGCCGGATCGACATCGCGACACTGATAGAGACGGGCTCAGGGCTGGCATCGCTGGTGCGCGAGCACCGCGCAGCGCTGGCCGACGCGCTGGACTCAGCCGAGCCGGCGGCTGATCCTGTTGAAGACGAGCTGAGGGCGGCGCGTGAGCGTAGGCGGGCTGTCGCTAGCGGTTAGGCCGGCGTTCCGGTCGGCGGTGCCGTATGCGGACACGCTCGGCCCGGATGTTGCGTCGTTCTGCCGGTCTATCGGCTACGGTCCGGACGCCGACCAGGAAGTGATCCTGTCGGACATCTTCGCCGTGACTGACACCGGGCGGGCGGCCGCGTTTGAGGTCGCGGTGATCGCGTGCCGCCAGAACCTGAAGACGGCCGTGTTCAAGATGGCGGCTCTGGGCTGGCTGTTCGTGACCGATGAACGGCTGGTCGTCTGGTCGGCGCATGAGTGGGACACGGTCAAGGAGGCCGTGATTGACCTTGACGCGCTGATCGGTTCGTCGGATGCGCTGCGCCGCAAGGTGAAGCACATTTACCGCGGTAACGGTGATGAGGCGATCGTGCTGCGGTCGGGCGCGCGGCTGATCTTCAAGACGCGGACGAAGGTCGGCGGCCGCGGCCTGTCGGGTAACAAGGTCATTCTTGATGAGGGTTTCGCGTTGCGGCCGGCGCATATGGGCGCGCTGGTGCCGACGCTGTCGGCTCAGCGGGATCCGCAGCTCATCTACGGGTCGTCGGCGGGGCAGCCTGAGTCTGACGTGCTGCGCGGCGTGCGTGACCGCGGCCGGGCTGGTGATGATCCGCGCCTGGCGTATACCGAGTACTGTTCGGATCCGCCGTCGCTGGTCTGCGAGTCCGGCGAGGCTTGCACGCATTCGCTGAGCGCGCGCGGCTGCGGCTGCGATGACCCCGTGAACTGGGCTCGGGCGAACCCGGCGATGGGCCGGCGGATCAGCCAGGACTACATCGAAGGTGAGCGGCGGACGCTGCCGCCGGGTGAGTTCGGTCGTGAGCGGATGGGCTGGTGGGATGACCCGGCCGATGGGCTGTCGCCGCTGTCGGGGGATGCCTGGCAGGACTGCGCGGACCCGGGGTCGCGGATTCAGGGCGCGGTGGCGATTGGCTTCAGTGTCGCACCGGACGGCTCGGGCGCGTCGGTGGCTGTGTGCGGCCGCCGGGCTGACGGCATCAATCACGGCGAGCTGACCGACCCGCCGCAGCCGGGCACGGGCTGGCTGCTGGCGCGTCTGCTGGAGCTGGCTGAGGCGCATAACCCGTGCGCGGTGGTGATGAACCGGACGGGCGCGGCGGCGGCGCTGGAAAAGGATCTGCTGGAGCACGGGTTCAGCCTGAAGGCTGAGCCCGGTAAGCGCCGGCTGGTAGTCACCGGCATGAGCGAGTTCGCGCAGGCGTGCGGCGCACTGGCCCAGGACGTGACGAACCGCCGCTGGCGGCATCTGGGCCAGTGGCCGCTGGACCAGGCCGTGACCGGCGTCCGTACGCGCGCGCTGGCCGACGCGTGGGCCTGGTCGTGGAAAAACTCGCCGGCCGACATCAGCCCGCTTGAAGCGGTCACCCTGGCCCGGCACGGGTTCATGACACATGGCGTGGCCGTACCGCAATTTTTCGGGAGCTGGCAATGACTGCTGTCCTTGACCGTGTGCCTGTCGAGCGGATCAGTGAACGTGCCCGGGCGGCAAGCCCGGGTCATGTGGTGCTGACGGTGATCGCCGCGGTGCTGATGGGCGCTGGCTGGCTGGCGTTCCAGGCATGGAAAGTTATCGGCAAGGTGCTTGCGGCCGGATGGTTCGCGGCGGCGTGGACTGGCAGCGCGGTGGCCGAAGGCTGGGTGTCGGCGCAGGCCGCGCACCGTGCGGGAGCATCCTAAATACCGGTCGGGAGGCCATCTGTGGGCGTCCTTGACCGGGTGAATGCCCGCGCACGCGGCCGCGCGGGTGAGACGCGGAGCAGCATCGACCAGTGGCTCAGTGAATATCTGCTGCCGTCGGGGATGGTGAACCAGTTCACCTGGAACGGGCATGTGTACGGGTTCGGCGGCAGCGGCGGCGGCACGGGGGCGGGTCCGCAGTTCTCTTATCCGGGGAGCAAGGCCCGCGAGTTCTCGGCGGATCTGCCGGGGCATACGGCGGCGGTGCAGGCGTGCCCGCCGGCGTTCGCGGCGCAGATGGTGCGGGCCCTGGTCCTGTCGCAGGCGCGGTTCATCTTCCGTAAACCGCCGTGGTCGAACCCGACGCCGCGGCGGCAGTTCGGGACGTCGGCGCTGACTTTGCTGGCCCGGCCGTGGCCGAACGGGACGACCGGTGACCTGATCCGCAAGATGGAATGGCACGCGGGCCTGGCGGGCAACGCGTTCGTGACGAACTGGCAGCAGAACAACCGGCTGCGGGTGATACGCCCGGACTGGACCGCTGTCGTGTACGGGTCGCAGGCCGAGCCTGATGATCCGTGCGGGGCGCTGGACGCCGAGATCCTGGGCTATGTGTACCAGAACGGCGGTATTTATCCGGGGAACCGGGCGCCGCTGTGGACGCTGCCGGCCTCGTCGGTGGCGCACTGGTATCCGCTGCCCGACCCTGAGAATGCCGGGTTCGGCATGAGCTGGATCACCCCGGCGGTCCGCGAGATCCAGGGCGACATGCTCGCCTCCCAGCACAAGATCACGTATTTCAGCAACGGGGCGACGCCGAACCTGGTGATCAAGGGCATCAACGCGGCGACGAAAGACCAGTTCGACGAGATCGTCGAGATGCTCGAGCAGGGGCATACGGGCGCCGCGAACGCCTACAGGACGCTGTACCTGACAGCGGGCGCTGACGCGACAGTTGTCGGGTCGAATCTGGCGGAGATCGATTTCCGCGCTGTCCAGGCGGGCGGGGAGACGCGCCTGTCGGTCCTGTCCCGGGTACCGGCAGTCATCCTGGGCATAACGGACGGATTGCAAGGTTCTTCGCTTAATACGGGTAACTTCGGCGCGGCGCGGCGGATGTTCGCTGATTCGTGGATTTTCCCGTCGCTGCAGGATCTGGCGTCATCGCTGGCCCCTTTGGTCAGTGTCCCGCCGGACGCGGAACTGTGGTTCGACACGTCGGACATGCCGATCCTGCGTGAGGACGCTAAGGACGCCGCGGAGATCGAGCAGGTCAAAGCGGCGACGATCACGGCGCTGGTCAGGGACGGGTTCTCCCCGGATTCGGTGATCGCGGCGGTGACCGGGCAGGACATGACGCTGCTGCAGCACACCGGCATGGTGTCGGTGCAGCTGTGGAAGCCGGGGGCGGAAAGCCCGCGGAAACCGGAACCCGGTGCGGAGAGCATCAGCCAGCCGACCGGGGCAGGTTCCCCGGCGCTGGCGGCCACAGGAGGCAAGTGATGGCAGAAACGGCCTATGACCGCGGCGGCACGCTGCCGCCTGGCGTGACGCTGGCCGCGAACGCCGGCGGGCAGGCCGAATGGATGGCCGGATACGTAGCCGGTGCCTACGGTGAAGGTCGCGCGGCCGGTAACAAGCCGTACGGGAACGTGACGTACGCCGACCCGAAGAACGGCAAGTACCCGATCGACACCGCAGCGCATGCGAAGGCGGCGTGGTCGTACATCAACATGCCGAAGAACGCCGCCCAGTACCCGATGAACGGCGTCACCTTGTCGTCGGTGAAGGCCCGGATCCGGGCGGCGTGCAAGAAGTTCGGCATTGACATCAGCGAGGGCAGCAGTGGCCCGCAGTCCGGTGAGGGCAACAGCGCCCCGGCGGACGGCGAGTACCGCACCGTGCCGTTCGAGCTGGGGAACGTCGACGCCAACGGCGACGGCCTCACCTTCGAGGGATATGCGGCGGTGTTCAACACCCCCACCAGGATCGCCGGGTGGGATGACGACTTCGACGAGCAGATCGCCCCCGGCGCGTTCGACCGCACCCTCGCCGCAGGACTGCCGAAACTCATGTTCGAACATGGCCGGCATCCCCTGATAGGCACCATGCCGCTCGGGCGCCTCACCCGCGCCGAACCAGACAGTCACGGCGTGTTCGTATCCGGCCGGCTGACCGACAACTGGCTGATCCAGCCGGTCCGCGACGCTGTTCGTGAGCAGGCGATCGACGGCATGAGTTTCCGGTTCACCGTTGATGACGAC